ACTGTTGCTATCGGAACTGCGCCAGCTGGTGGAGTTGATGCAACTGCATTTGCAACTCTCAATTCTAGAGGTCAGGTTGATAATGTATACATTACCAATGCAGGTGCTGGATATACAGAAGCACCTTCTGTAACCTTCTCTGGTGCTCCTCAGAATGGTTCTGGCAGTTATGTATACAATGAACTAGTTACTGGGCAATCAAGCAGTACAACAGCAAGAGTTAGAGAATGGGATGCAACTACAGGTGTTCTTAAGGTTGGTATTGTTACTGGAACCTTCTATGACGGGGAAACAGTTGTTGGTTCTGCGTCTTCTGCTACATATACTGTGAGAACATATACTTTTGAAGATACTTACGATGCTTTCAATGAAGGTGATGTCTTTGAGACAGAGGCAGATTTAATCGTAGATTTTTCTGAGAAAAACCCATTTGGTGATTTCTAATGTTAGGACAGTATTACTACCACGAAATCTTAAGAAAAACAATTATTGGTTTCGGAACTTTATTTAATAATATTCAACTACGCCATCAAGATGCTGCTGGTAAGGATATTAGTGCGATCAAGGTTCCCCTAGCATATGGTCCTGCACAAAAATTCTTGGCAAGAATTGAGCAAGGTAAAACAAATGAGAGAGACATTGCAATTACTTTACCAAGAATGTCATTTGAAATGACTGGTATTGAGTATGATGCAACAAGAAAAACAGGAATTACTCAAACATTCAAAACCACTACGAAACCTAGTGGGGATATGAAAAAGGTATTCATGCCTGTTCCTTATAACCTTGGGTTTGATTTAAATATATTAGTAAAAATGCAAGATGATGGATTACAAATATTAGAACAGATATTACCATTTTTTCAACCAGGTTTTACACTTTCAATTGATCTTGTCAAATCAATAGGAGAGAAGAGAGATATTCCTATGATATTGAATAGCATCTCACAACAAGATGATTATGAAGGAGATTTTTCAACAAGAAGAGCATTAATATACACTTTATCATTTACTGCAAAGACTTTCATGTTTGGTCATATTGCAAAAACACCAGAAGGACTTATTCGCAAGGTTCAGTTGGATTACTATTCAGATTCAAATACAAGAACTGCAAAGAGAGTACAAAGATATACTGTTGTACCTAAAGCGAAAAAGGATTATAACGAAGATAATGTTATAGATACTGCAGACGAACCATTCATCGAACCAGGTGATGACTTCGGTTTCACTGAAACAAGCACGTTCTTCGGTGACGCAAAAGATTTTGCTCCAAATAGGGGTGTGGATATCTAATCATGAAAAACTCATATGACTCACTAAATGATACCTTCAACACTGATCCTGTTGAGTCAACTGAAATCGTCAAAGAACAGAAAAGAAAAGAACAAATTCAGAAACTGACTGATGATGTAAGTAAGGATTATGATTATACAAGAGGTAATTTATATTCGTTAATTGAAAAGGGACAAGAAGCAATTAATGGTATTATGGAAGTTGCAGGAGAAACTGCAAGTCCAAGAGCATATGAAGTTGCTGGACAACTGATTAAATCTGTTGCGGATACCACTGATAAGTTAGCAGATTTACATAAAAAAATTAAAGATATTGAAGAGGATAATTCAAAAATTCAAGGTAATGTAACTAATAATGCTTTGTTTGTAGGAAGCACTGCAGAGTTACAAAAGATGTTAAAAGACGGAATGCTAAATAATAATAGCTCTGAATAGTCTGTAGATGGGAAAGACTTCCTGTAAAAAGGGACAATACTATTGCAACACTGATAAAAAGTGTAAACCTATCCCTGATGGATATAAAGTTCGTGAAGATGGATTTTTAGTTTCAGAGGGATCGAATCCTCGTATCCCAAGAAAAGCAGGACAACCTGCAAAATCAAAAAAACATTCTGATTTATATACTGATGAAGATCCTAAAGGAACTATTCATGGACTTGGTTTTAAGGATGTCGCAACAGCGAAAGCGAGTGTGGCAAAAATTAGGAAATCAAGTAGATCACATGCTCATAAAATTCAAGCAGCAATTGCTATGGAGCAAAGAGCAAGAGTGATGGGCAAAACCGCTGAAGCAGCTGTTTATAGAAAATTTATCAATTCAATGAAAAAGAAAACCAAAGCGATGAATGAAGAAAAGCATGGCGATCATGAATATGAAATGATTCGTCGTCAAACTGATAATATTATTGTCGCAGCGAAAAAAATCAAAAAAGAAGTTGGTAAAGGTGAAGGAGATGTGAAAGCGTGGGTTCAGTCTAAAATAACAAAAGCAGCAGATTATATTGATACTGCAGCAGATTATATGACTGACAAAGAGGAAGTGAAAGAGGGTTCACTTCATAAATGGTTCAAGGGTTCTAAATCTAAGGACGGTAAAGGTGGATGGGTCAACGTGGTTACAGGTGGAACCTGTGCCAGTGATGAACCAGGTGAGGGAACACCTAAATGTGTTTCTTCTGCTAAGAGAGCCAGTATGAGTAAGAAAGAGAGATTATCTGCAGCGAGAAGAAAGAAAAAGGCAGATCCAAATCAGCAATCTAAAAGAGGTGCTGCAAAACCAACTTATGTTTCAACTGACAAACCTAAAAAGAAAATGAAAGAAGAAATTCAAATTACTGAGGCAGACAAAAAAGGTAAAGGTAGTGGATCTAAAGATGCCTGTTATCATAAGGTTAAGTCAAGATACTCTGTATGGCCAAGTGCATATGCCTCTGGTGCATTAGTTAAATGTCGTAAGGTAGGTGCTGCAAACTGGGGTAACAGTAAGAAAGAAGAATTTGATCCATCAGAACTATCATTCCAACAGTTCATGGAGAAATGCTGGAAAGGATATGAAAAGAAGGGTATGAAGACTATGTTTGGTAAGAGATATCCAAATTGTGTGAAGAAAGAAGAGACTGTAATTGAACATCATCAAAAAGATGAGAATGGTAAGGTTATAGAACATGATCTTCCACCAAGACCAGAAGAGGAAGTAGCTCAAGATCTTGCACCTAGTTCAGTAGAGGAGGGAGCAGCATGGACAAAAAAGTCTGGTAAGAACCCTTCAGGTGGACTTAATGAGAAGGGCCGTAAATCATATGAAAGAGACAATCCTGGCTCTGACTTAAAGAGACCAAGTAAGAAGGTAGGAAACAAGAGAAGAGCTAGTTTCTGTGCAAGAATGAGAGGAATGAAGAAAAAACTCACAAGTGCTAAGACTGCAAGAGATCCTGATAGTAGAATAAATAAATCACTTAGAGCTTGGAACTGCTAACCATGAAAACTTTTAAACAATTTCAAGAGAAACTTACACACATCGGTGACACTCTTAAAAAAATAAAAAAAGATATTAAGGATAAATCTGGCGATAAACCATTAGATCCTGGCCAATCCCCTAAAAAGATATAAAAACATTCATATATATAATATAACGTTTAATGACTTATCATGTTATCTTTTTTACTACCACTAGCATCAAAAATTATTAGTGATGCAGTAGATAAAATTCCTGAAGACGCAGAGCTTGGGGAGAAATTAATTGATATCTGTCTTGTGATTATAGGCAAGGCGGTGAAACTGACAAAGACTGAAGCAGACGACAAACTGTTTGAACAAGTCAAGGAAGCAATTAAGGCAAGATAAGAAAGAGGGTTTTAACCCTCTTTTTTTATAAATAACTTTAGATTAATACAATTTATTGGGACAAAACCATGCCTTTATGGGGAGCTACTGATGCAGATGAGTCTAAACCTAAGTGGCTCACTACTGCTCAAAAGAAAGAAGTTTTTGCAAATACAACAGGATGGGTAGTAGAAGGTGGTTCTACTATGACAGGTAATGATAATACCTCTGCTGCACCTGAAATTTTATGTGCAATTGGTGGATTGGCAACCAGTCTTGGTCTTGCTGACATTACAGGAATTGAATTCAAATCCACTGCATTTGATAAGTCAGATGGTGGAAATATTGATATGTTAGTAAGATTTAACGAGCCAGTTGATGTAACAGGTACACCACAGTTCTTAGTTACTAACAATACATCATCCTCCAGAAATGTCACATGTGACTACTTATCTGGATCAGGTACAAACGAACTTACTTTCAGAAAAACAATTGCTGCTAACAACGCTGCAACAAATGCTGCTGACGTACTTAAGGTCGTTGCAAACCCAGTTTCACTGAATGGTGGTACAATCAAGGATGCTGGAACAAACAGTGCATCTACAATCACTAGTTCAGTTGCGATTGGAACTGCTGCTGGAACACTGACTGTTGCTGCATAAATAAAATCACGTTAATTCGTGATACATGAAGTTTGATGAATTGAACGAAGACAATTACATGATGTTCGCTATCAAACATTATGAGAATCCTCAAGCGATTACGCAAGAGGATTTTTATGATGATATGAAGAGATTCAAATATGTCAAGCGTCTTCTTAGAAGATACAAAAAGACAGGAGTTCTCAAAACTCACTTGTTACTAAATCATTTTATAAGCATATACAATGTATTTGGTGATGGTGCAACTCCTCTGCTTTTTTATAAGATAGATCCTGATTTATGGTCAGCGATGAAGTCATTCATCATCTACTTAGGTCGATTACCTGACTATCCAAAGGGAGAAATACATGATATCCAAGTGGATATACAGTGTTTTAGGGAACTAAAAATGATCTAATGGACATTAGACTGCAAAAAGTTATAAATTTTTTTAAAGAAGATGCTCCAACCATGAGTATGAGTGGAGGTGGAATCGCTGGTTCCGCTGAAGCTGGTGATGATCCTCCTGTAAGAAAGAAAAAGAAAAAGAAGAGAAAGAGGACACCAGTTGGTAAGTATGGGTCACGTAGATTCTGGTTGCAAGACTTAAATGGAAAATAATAATAATGCAAATACAGCAATACTTGAAAGATTAGAGAGAATTGTAGAATCTTTACAGGATAATTCTGTAAAAATGGGACAGTTATTGGCTGTTCATGACGAAAAATTAGATAAACAAGACCGTATAGACGCAGTTTTATTTGAAAAAATAGAACAAGTAGACAAGAAATT